AGAGCCTGGCGGCCAGTTCTGGCAATCCATTCGTTGCTGACATCAATCAAGGTGCGCACACCAGTGGTACCAACAGACAGTTGATAAAAATCTTCGTCAGCGTAGGCATAAAATACCTGTCCTGGGCTCCACTCTAGTTTTACCAATTCTAAATCATCATAGGTGGGATAGTCGCTGTTGACAACGCCTGGCTCAACCAGTAGAAAACGTTGCAGGTTATCAAAGTCTATGGTCTTTTGCAAAAATATCAACTTTTGATTGGCATCAACTGTGGGTGCAACAATTTCGTCAAAGAAATCTGGATTGTCTGGAACACCGTCATTGTCACTGTCTCGGTAGCCTACTAGCACCTGGAAGTCATCCACATAGCCGTCGCTTTCTACCGGTTGTCCTGTGATGGTCATATAGATGTTTCCAGGCAAGGTAGCAGTGCTGTCAGGTTGTGTGTTCACTGCCAACACATTGATAAAGTCCTTGATCACTGTGCCAGTACGGCTGTCATATACTTGTTGGTCACCATAAAAGAAGAATCGTGTTTGTAACACTGATCCAAAGTAATAGGCCAGGCCGCGAAAACTAATGGTATAGTTTTGATTTTCTGTTGTAAACTGTACCAGCCAGCTGGCGTCAAGGTTAGCGCCCGAAGTGTTACCAGCGTACTGTTGACTCCAAGTAGCATCTTGTGCCAGGTTAGTGCTGGTAATCAAGTACCAGGAGCCTGGGGTATAATTTGTAATTGGTAAACTGCCGTTACTGTCATAGCCAATACCAAAGTTGCGATACAACAAGATTTGTTCAGCCATGGCCTGTTCAAGGTCCAAGGGCAAATCAGTTACAAACAACGGAATCAGTGTGTCAACAATGGCGCCCGTAGGCACAAAGTTGTTGATTGTGATTGGTCCGGCACCTGAACTCAGATTGCCAATTCCGTTGTTGTAGCCATCGCCAACAACTTGCAGTGGGCTAGCCCAAATTTCTGTGGTTTCGTCAGCTCGAGTTGCAGTGCCCTGTTGCAGTTTGTTATTGCCATCAAAGTAATAACCAGTGGGTGCAACAAATTTAATCAATGCTCCCACGGCTGCATATTTCAACATTGTGGTTGTGGTGTTGCCTACAGGTACTGGTACGCCTGAACCATTGACAAAATAGCCGGTGGTCTCGTTGGCCAAAGTAGTGCTTTGTTGCCAGGTGGTTCCTGTTAACCAGGTGGTGGCATAAGGTAAGTTTGTTTCTGTGACCCTTGGAAAGTTACCATAATAAAACTGGCGCATGGTAGAGTCAGCCAGTTGCGGTTGCACCTGATTGGTCACAACGTCGGCAATTTCATTTCGACTGGTCCAAGAGAACAGGATAGTAGGAAGAATATTTTGTTCCCACAATCCGCCATCACTGCCAAAGGTGTTGATACTTGAATATTTGCCAGTGTTGTCAATCAAGTCCAGATAACGACTGGTACCAATTGACGAACGGTTCAATGCTTTTGATTTTACAATTGAATTGTACTGTGTGTATGGGAAGAGGTTGTAGTCTTCACCGTTGACCATGCGGTTTTGTGTGTAGTAGCGAGCAGGAGCACGTTGCTTGATTGCTTCAACGCTTTCACGTGCTTGACTGTTGCTTACTGGACGAGTAATGCCGCAAGTGAAGGTGATGGTTTGCAAGTTACCGCTACGACTGATGTAGCTGATGGGAATGGTCACAGCTTGCATTTCTTCAGGGTTGATAATGTACTGCAAACCGTTTGACGCACGAACATAGGCACGGAATGTGCCCACTGGAATTTCTGAGAACACACCATCGCCAAACACCATGGTGATTTGATCGTTGGTTCTACTGGTAATTGTATAAATGGGACTTAGGTCTGTGCCAATTTGTTCAGCTGCCGCACTATAAATGTTTTCAGTATATTTCCACTCACGTGACACATTGCCCACGTTGTCAAGCTGAAACAACCAATGATCTTCGTTGTTGATGCCTTCAATATTGACGTTTACTGTGCGATTAGAAATTTTTTCAGCTAGGTTAAAATCTTGATTTTGCAAAACACCTTGCTTGAACATAAAGAAATAACCAGTGTTGGCGCTTTGGAACCCCAACTGATCATTGCGAAACAAAATATTAAATGGGTTGCCAACAGTGGGACTGGGCTCATACAAATAATCTCGACCAACACTGGTTGAGCTCATGGCCTCAAACGGCATTGAAATGCCGTCAACTGTGGCCGTGTACGGAACAATGGGCAAATAGCCAGGCACCAAGTTAATACCATACTCGTCAGTTCTAACACCCAGCATGGTTTGACGATTGCCTGGACGACCAATGCGCTGAGTATCCAACAGTGAAGCATTGATAATTGCTGTAAACTGTTCTTGCCAGTCAGGATTTGTGGGGTCAGCCCAATCCACAGTGACGTTGGCCAAATTTACGCCTTGATAATCAACCACGTTTTCTGTTGTGGTAACATTGAGAACTTTGAGCAGACCCTGGGCGGCTGTGTTACGCTTGGCTGTGTAGCTTACAAGATTAGCCAATTTGATCACTGAGTCTCTACGTTCAGCAGTGTCCAGGTAGTTTTCGCGAGTGTTTAGATCTGTGCGGAAGGCCATGGCCTGGCCCATAAAAGCAATGACGTCTAACAACGCAATGAATTCTGAACTTTCAATATAATCATTGAAAGTTTCTGGGTAGTACAAACGCAGATAATCTACAAAACTTTTGCGCAGGGTTTCAAAGTCGTAGCTTTGGAAGTCTGCTTCGCGATAGGTTTGGTAGATCTGTTTCCAGTCTTCTACACCAAATATTGCTGTTTGTCTTGTTGTGGTTGCCATTGTTAGAGCCTCTATGTTTTATTTATCGGCATCAAAAACGGCTAGGTTATACGTAGGAGGCTGTGCGAGTTGTGTTGTTGAAAAAAATACTTAGTCGCTCGGCATCAGTAGACGGTATTACAGCAAGTTCAACCTGTATCAAAATGCCATTTTCCTGGGGGAAAGTTTGTACGTCACTGATGTAGATTCGAGGATCGCCGCCAGCCACACGTTGCACTTCACGAGTGATACTGTTTTGTAATTCTTCAAGTTGATTTTCAAACAAGTAATCCCAGAGAATAGTGCCGTATTCTGGGCGGCCAGGCAACTGCCCTTGCCGTATGTTAAAGGCGTTGAGAAGATCGCGTTTGATTAACTCAAACCCAGTCAAGGTAAATTTTTTGTATTGTCCTTGAGTATTAAAACCAATAAATGTCTTTGCCATACAGTATTTATGGGGTATTTTTACGTTTCAGGACCGTAGCCTGCTATTTTATATTGCAGGGACATCAGCTGTTCCCTCACTGCTCGACTGCGGGTTACACCGAGCGTAAGAAATTTTTCCAGGGTTTTGTAATCTCCGCTGAGTATCACTCTCACATTGTTTTCGGCACGATTGTACACCTCTGTAAAGTTAGCCAGTTTTGGTACCACAGTGTCGTTGTAGTAATTTCTGCCGGTTTGATATTCAGAGTTTACTGCACTCCATTCATTAGAAGTAATTTGCTGTTGATTTTGCAAGGCCTTGACTTGATCCTCAGTAGTATATATTTCTTTCAGTCGTTTGTTTAAGTCATTGACAATTTCAATCAACAAAGCCTGTAGTTCCTTGAGCTGTTGTACTGCTACAGATTCGTCAGCTGGAGCAGGCGGTCCATAGTTAGGTGTGGGTATTTTTTCATTGCCTGCAATGCGACTAGAAGCCGCATCCACAGTGGCTCTTGACACTGTGTTGTTTTTGGGTATTGGAATATCAATAGCTTTGAATGGTTCAGGTACTTTGACGTCAGCTAAATTTACTGCAAATGCCGCGTCACGTACATTGGTATCAAACCCAGCTTTGATTGCACCACTAACGTCACCTGGAATTGGTAATCCTTTGGCAAACGCTTCTGCGCCGGGCAAGCTCTTTGCGGCGTTGAGACTCATTCCAGCCAGACCCTGTGCTGAAAGAGCCCCAACTGGAACACCCACTGCGCCTAGGCCAGCAACACCTTTGGCCATCAAGTCCTGTTGAATTTTACTCTGTGCGCCAGGGTTACTCAGCAGACTTGACAAACTACCAACACCTTCTTTTCCAGTCCACACAGATGGCGATTTTAACACACTGTTGACTGATGCAGAAGCGTCTGATATAAAGTTACTGGTTCCTGGCTTGACAAATCCTGATGTTTCCAATTGACTTACGTCTAGACCAAACCCGCCTGCACCTGTGGCACTAACAGAACTAAATGCTTGTCCAGTTAGTTTGCTGGCCTGAGCCAAAGTGGCAGTGACTTGGCTGGTATTCATTGATCCAATGGGACCAAGTGCTGTGGTAGCTGTGGCAAAATTTGCAACGTTGATGGGGTTGGTTACTGGTACTGAGGTTATTACTTTGTTGATTGTGCTGATAGAAGTGGCTGCAATAGATCCTACCATTCCAGCGCCACCAGTTAGTGCTTTGCCAATGCCACTACTGAGCCCGGCTAGTTCAGATACTATGCTGCCGCCGGCCAGTGCTTTTGCGCTGTTTACTATTCCGCCTGCGCCGCCAGCAATTGAACTCACTGCGGGACCTACCAAGGCAGTCAGTCCTGGAGCAATTCCTGCCAGTGATCCTCCCAGAGCACCACCTGCTTGTGCAATACCGCTTTGTACTTGCCCAACGTTGATGCCGCCTAGGCCGCCGCCTAAACTGCCACCAACTCCAGCTAAAGATTGTTGTAACGATGCCTGAGCTGACTCTAGTCCATCAGCAGACTGTGTTGCGGCACTGAGTACGTCGCCAGATTTAAATCCTACTAGGCCACCTGTGCCAGCTTGTTTTTTAAAAATTTCCAGGGCCTGCTCTCGAGTCATTCCTGGAGGGCCTTTTATTTCAAATGTTTTTGCAGAGCCGTCAGCCGCTGTGGCTGGTGCAGTTTCTGCAGGCGTGTCTTCAGGAGGTCTTGGATATCCAATATCAGTTAAACTTGGAAGTCCTCTGCGTAGTCGTTCAGCATTGGAGCGATCCCATACAATGGTATCTGCTCCTTTGTAGATCAAGTCTTCATCTTTTGTTTTGGAATAAAGGCCACTTTCAACACTGGCAGTTCCTGAGCCAACGCTGGATTTCAAACTGTCAAGATTAAATGTAAAACTGCTCATGTTATTTGGCCACTATTTCCACGCCTGGGGGAACAGGCACTGCGCCTGGAGGCGGACTGGGTTGTCCTTCCTCAAATTGAATTTTGACATCAACACCTTTGTTGTGATACGGGTATGGTTCGTGTGTGGGCGCACGAGTTACTATACTTTCAATCCCTTCAGGAACCACAATCCATCCTTTGCTGGTATCAAACTCTGTTTCGTCCAGCAGTGTTTTTGTTAGAGGATTGGGCGTTTCAATTTGATCAGCACTGGGGCCGTTAAGATCAATGCCGCCAGCTTGCAAGACCAAACTGGGGCCAGCACCCCATGAACCGCCAGCACTGTTTAATGTCAGTGTGCCGTCGGCTTTGACTCCAATGGTTGATTTGCTGTAGGCTGTCCAAGCACCTTGACTGGTGATTGTCATGTCCTTCATGGCTTCAATGTGTGTATTTTCCACAGACTTGGTATTGACATTGCGCCCAGCAAACATATTAATATCTCGGTCTGCATGAAAATTAATGTCGCCCTTGGTGCGAATGTTTACTGAGTTTGTGGCGTACACATCTACTGTGCCTTCTACCCCAAACTCCAACCATGCTTGCCCATTAGCATGCACAATGTAAAAGAAGTTACCAGTATCACTCATGGTGATTTGATGGCCCAGACTTGTGCGCAATCTAAACAGAGCATTGTCGCCATCTAGGTCGCCATCGTCCATGACTAGACTGTGGCCACCCACGCGACCAATCACTTTGGCCTGACTGGGCTTGATTTCGCCGGCGTCAAGTTTGGTTCTAATGTCATTGGGGCTCATGCCGCCTTGATAGATTGGTATGCCTGGGGTTGAAACGCCAAACACTGCTGATGGGGTTTCGCGTTGACTGCTGGATCTTATGGTGCCGCGCTCTAGATCTTCAATCAAGCCTTGCTGAAATAATGCCTGAGCTAGATAACCATGCACTGGTTTTATTGCATCAAAAAATCTAGGATCATTAAAGAGTTCAATGTTGTTGAGGTTGATTTCGCTTACTGGTAGTCTTGTGGCCTTGGCAAAATATTCTTTTTGATTTGCGTTGCCAACTTCATATTTGGTGCTGGCAGCAATGGCCGGAATCATGTTGCCCAGACCCTGTTCAGGAATTGCACCAATGTAAAATCCTTGCGATCTATCCCCGTTGACAAAGATACAAATTACTGTGATTCCAATATCTGGCGGGGTAAACCACATGCCATAGCTGTTGGAGTTGCCTGGATAGGTTCCATACGTGCTGGTTGCTCCTTCAGTTTCGGTCATGGGCGTGTTGCCATAAAAGGATGGCATGTAGCTGACCGTGGTCCATTTTGATTCATCTTCCATGGCTTCTGGGCCACCATCAACAAAGGCTTCAATAAACACACGAAGGCGACCACTGCGTGTGGGATCCACAGTGCTCATTACAACACCAGTAAATGGCCCAAACTCTGCGGGAACACCACCACGATCTAGCTTGTAGTTCTGTGCTCTTCCTCGACTGCGTTGATAACTTTCTGCCATTTATTTTCCTTAAGTAGTTCTTGCCATAGTTTGTTCGCTTGGGTTAGTGCTGTTTGTGGGATTCTGCGGAATATTCTGTGCTTGTCTAGCCTGATCTGCTGACAATCCTGCACCTCCCCCTCCAAGTTTGGGTGGCCCGCCTACCTGTGACGTGGACACTGCCTGCCCATTACTAGTTACCGGACTTCCGCCAGCAGTGGCAGCAAATGCCTGTCTGGCCGCATCTAAGGATGCTTGTGGTGTTTGCCCACTGCGTCTTGCCGCATTA